AATATAAGAATACGCTGGGGCAAAAAGAGAATACTCTTTTGCTAGTCCAGCAGTAATCATAATGAAAAATATCATCCATAGATACGATAGATTTTTAAATAAAAAATCCATAATGTACCTCCATTACAATAAAAACCACTCTCTTTTTAGGGAGAGTGGACCTGCATATGGTTTAACGAACCATATTCTATAAAGTTGACAGGTTATTCTTCGTCTGCCAACTTTGCAAAGTACGCCATGTCATCATCATCTTCCGAGATTTCAGGCATCTTTGGCTCAGACTTTGCTTTCTCTTTGATCTGTTCTACAGTTGTTTTTGGTGCAGGTGTCTCACCGTTCAAACCAAGAACCTTATCTAGGCGTTTCTTCAATTCATCATACGATTTAAATTCTTTGTCAGAAAGTAAATCTTGTAATGAATGTTCAGATTTCCAAATCTTCTCAAGAGCTTCATCATCATCTAATAGTGCAGATGCAGATTCAAATTCAGATTTGTCATAATTTTGATAACCATCAACTTTACGAATCTTCAGTTTGAAGTTTGCACCTTTCCACAAATCAAAAGGATTAACTGCTTCTTCATCTTCGAATTGTGGATTCATTGCTTCGGTAATTTTATCAAAGATTTTCTTACCAAACTTGAACAGTTTTACCTGTCCGTCATTTTCAGGATGTTTTGGATCAGATACAATATAAACGTTTGCAATATAATTTAACTTACGCTTTTGTTTACGAACAACATCTTTATTTGCTTCGATGCCAGAATTCCACAATGCTGAATTGTGTTCACAAACAGGACATTGTTGGTTTTTGGTTGTTAAACAGTTATCGATTAACCAACCACCAGGACCTTGGAATCCATGTGAGAATACTTTAATCCAAGGCAACGAATCATCACCATCAGCTGCAGGTGCAGGTAGAAAACGGATAGTGGCCATGCCATTACCTGCTTTGTCTACTTCTGGTTTCCAAAAATTATCGGATTTATCTGCGCCATCAGATGTATTGATTGCTTCGATTGCTTTGGCGAGTTTATCTAGATTGCCAGATTGGCGTTTGAGATTTGCGAAACTACTCATGGTATTTCCTTTCGTATAAACGGAGTATTAACGGTGTATAAACGACTTATCCACAAACAACTCATAATGTGGAGTATATATCCAATCACAAGTACATATTGAGAATGGATATGGTAGAAGGCCAATCAGTATGTAATATACCGATGCCTCCTGCTTCATCCCATTGTTGAATTACACTTTGTGTGTCATCAATAATGATTGAAGTTGGTGTAGCATATTTCCATTTGTGTCTCTTGCCTGGCACAAATAATGGATTAAATGTAATTCCATGTGTTTGTAACCAAATCATTTTCTGTTTGGAAATAGCATCATAATTTTTTTCACTTGCTGTTGAAGAAAGAATCTGTGTTGGAGCTGGAAACTTTCTAAGATAATCTACACCTTGCATCGCACCAGGCATAACATCTAATGTTGAAAATTGACCACTCTCAATGAATTGTTCAAAGTAAGTATCAAATTTTTTATTTTTTTCTGCTTCTCTTGGATTAATTCCAAACAAAGAAACATATCTTTTATTGAAGTCGGCAATTACGCCATCCATATCCAAATAGATGTGTGTTATCTTAAGCATATTCTTTTAACAATTCTTTAGTTTGTACTATAAATGTATCATTATCGTAGTTTACAAAAGGTTTATACTTCATTATCCTTCTTTTGATGTTGGGCCAAATGATATCATCAGATATTTTTTTCGACCACAATTCAATAAAATGAAATTGATTTTCCAATATCATTAATGTTTCAATTGATATTTTATTACGCATCATTTCTTGCAGCAATACTGGATAATTTCCATTTTCTACGATAAAGATTTTGTCTCTATCAAAATTTTCCAACAAATACATCATATCATTTTTAAATGTATATGTCAATGCCTGATTTCTTTTTTGCCACTTTATGTAGTTTTCTTCACCTTCTGGTCCTAAAAGATCACCAACCCAAGTAATGTCTTTTACCAGAAAATTGGCAACCAAGAAGTTCTTCAGTTCATCTAAACTATATTTTCTAGAAAGTTTATAGAATGAATATTTGTCTTTTCTGGTTGAGAAGGTTTGTTTTGATAGATTCGTTTTGCCATGGTATTTCACATAATCATAACTATCACTTGTAAAATGTAATTTCAAGGCATGAAACATGGCATATGTTACAAAGCCAGTATTATCGGTCATATAGGCAATTTAGATGTTTTCTTCAATAGATTTAATTCTTGTGCTTCTTCTCTTATCTTTGCTTTGAGTGCTGATGAAATTAGTGTTGCTGCCATTTCAACTTCAAGTCCAGTTTCATTACAATGATGGCAGATGGCATCCATGTAACCGATGCCTTCTGCTTTTGTTATGTTCTCTATCAATATACTAAAATCTTTAATCTCACTCTGCGTAGCCATCAAATGTCCCTATAAAATATATGATTACCAATTCTACTCACAACATATTTTTTATTCCAACCAGGATTAACATAGTTGGCATGATAATATAATGCTCTTGTCTTTGCAATTGTATCATGTAATATTGTTTCTGTCAACGCTCTGCGAGCAATCAATACCGATTCTTCCCATGCATACACATCATTAACTTTTAAACCTTTTATGCAAGTCCATGAAAATTGGCAAGTTGTTTTTTGATTGTATTTTGTTTTTTGGTAAACAACATCACAAACATCTTTTGGAAAATCTGGATCATTTACACGATTCATTGTAACCTGAGCCACAGCCAATTTACCCTCATACTTTTCTTTTGCAGATTCGTGGTAAATATTTTTGGCCATGCACATAACCTGTTTGTTAAAATCACCAACTACCTGTGTCTGTACAGCTTTGTTAACAACTGTCGTAGAAAATGTTGGCAATGAAAGTACGGCTATTAATAAGCCTAACAATATAAAAATTGGTTGTAATTTTTTAATTGAGTACATCTTATCTCCTTGTTAGGGGATAGCCGAAACTATCCCCGATACAATTACGAATTAGATTTTTTTATCTTTGTTTCAGTTTGTTGTGGAATTTGAGAAACAAAACCATTAAGCGTTTGAGCTTTTGATATGATATCTGTTTCACTTGGATAGGGTGGAAACCCTGGATGTGCGGGTATTTCTCCGCCATTGATTTTAGCAATATCTACTTTCGTAGACCATTCATTGCTAATTCTCTCACGTTGTGCATAATAATCCTGTTCTAACATCTCTTTCGCCATCTTTAATAAATCTAGGCGTATTTCGAACGGTGTCATGTTTGACATAATAATCTCCTTGTGTTGTGTGTGTAAAAAATACCAGTTAATGTGTGTGCTGGTCTTTTATTTAGGCAAATTGGTGATTGATTCTGTTGCCAAGTTCAATCACCGAAAACTCCGGTCAGCGATTAAGCTGCCAGTGCGAACTTTTCATCGTTTGCGTTTGTTTTACTTGATTATTACGCCTTGTCATGGCGATTCTCCAATTGTCTATTAGCTACGCTGTCGAATCTATTTCAGGCCCATCAGAAGCATACTCAGGTTTTAACCTTTGCTACCAGAATACTCGGTTCGGAGTATGCTTATGGTGGACCTGACCGGTACCGCCCCGGTGTCCAACGCATCGTTCAACAACCTTCAACGAATTAGTTACACCAACTTGTTTTTGCGTCACCATAATATTCACGAGCAAAACCATTGTTAATTAATAGTATACGCAAAGATTGGCCATTAAGCAATATATCACCTAAAACTCTACCACCATATTTGTCCCAATCCATCAATATGATTTGAGTTGTTTTTGCTTGTGATATCATTGCTTTGGTAAACTGTGTTGCTTTTTGTCCTCTCGCATCTTCTTCTGTACATTTCGCACGATGTCCTTTTTCTGGAGTATCAACACCAAAAACACGGAGAGATAATTCTTTTTTCAATGGATCTGGCAACCAAGCGGCTTCAAATGCTACAGTATCACCATCAATCACTCTTGTTAATTTTACATCATATGTAATACCAGGTTTAAATCTGGCAACATTAGAGGTCTGTGCGAAAGCTTTGAGAGCGACAAAGCAAGACATCACCACCAAAGCAATAATGATTGTTTTAATTAATAATTTTTGATTCATTTTGATCCCTATAAAATTTAATTGCTTTGACCAAGCCATCAATATGGTCAGAAGTTTTTTCTTTAAAAACCAATGGTTCCTCATTTAATACAGCCATAATGATAACCAGGTTATTTATAGGACGACCAATTAGTTCTTCATACATCAATGCATATGCGGTTGTTTGCCAAAAATAATCTTCAATCCATTCTTTCTTTTTTACTTTTCTTGATGTTTTAAAATCAATGACAGATAACTCACCTTCATATTCAGCAATACAATCAACACGGCCTGCCATTTCTATTTTCTTAGACCATAATGATTGTTCTTGATAGTGTATATTGTTTATTTTATTTAAATGCGGTTTAATTGTCAAGAACATTTCTTTGGCATCTGGCATAATTTCACCGAGGGCCTGATTGTTCAAATACCTCTCACACAAGGTATGCATATTTGTACCACGAGTTGTGGCCACCTTTGATATTTTGTTGGCCTGTTCTTCTCCAACTCGCTTCCTCCACTCTAGGATCGATTGTTTCTTAACTGCGCCTAGTACTGTGGTCACAGATGGCAGGCGTGTTCCATCATCTAAGGTGTAATACCTTTTACCATCTGGAAATGTTTCTGATTTTAGATCTTGGAGATTTTTAGGAGGACAATAATTAAATATCATTTAGATTTCAAAAGAACTGGCAATTTTTCCTTTTTTTGTTCATATGGATTTTTATAATAACTTGTAGGTTGCACCCTCTCTACAGGTGTAACCTTTTTATTTTTCTTTTTTAACCTATAATCTAAAATTGCAGGTATTTGATTAATTACCATTCTCTCGGCATCTTTGTTTTATGTGTTCTTGATAAAGTATTTCCAGGTACACTCTTTTTAATTCTACCAATAATTTCTCTTTCAAATCTTGCATCAGGTTGGCCAATGCCAGGTGTTGACATTCTGGCACCGTCACCAAAATTAGGTGTTTCGGTTATATATCTTTCGAGGTGTGGATTTGAAGCCTTAAAATTATCATATTCTGATATTTTCATTTGATGCTCTTCAATTTCACCACTATTTAAGTTTTTAAATTCGTATGTTGGCATTGTACCACTCCGGTATGTTTCTTTTTTTCCATGATGCAAGATGTGTTTTATTCTTTATATAGTAATTTCTATATGAAGCTAGAGAATTTCCTGGTATTTTTACATCGTCAGGCATTGCTGGTGTGGGAGGATAAAAATCGCCACCAGGAATATTATTTGGTGCAATATCCAAACAATTCAATAAACGGCTACAGGCGTGTTTTTTACCATAACGAAAAGTATATTCTTCACACAGAAATTCCCACATTGTAAACAACCACCTGTAGTTAGCTACATTAGCACGGGCCCATACACCAGATGGGTGATTTACATGAGAAGCTTTCATTAGTCTATCTTCTCGCTCATCAGGCAATCGCCAACGCTTAATTTTACGACCATTTGCAGTCTTATCATAATATTCGGTGCCGTCAAGAATTCGGTGTGCCGTAGACATAAGTTGTGCATATTCAATAATCATTTTTACACAATGCTTATCGTTGTGCATTTCGGCACAAATTTTAGGATCATTATCTAGATAAAATATATTCATGTCAACATCCTGATTAAACCAACACTATCAATTGTACTCAACAAAATATAATTAGCTAACATACCGGCCGACTTGCGAGTCCAAGCAGCCCAAGCGTACATAAGGCAACCAGCAATCCAAATAGGATAAAGAATAAGAAGTGGTGGGTTGGGGACGGTGAGTGCCATAGTGAGGGCACAACCGATAGAAATAGCCCAAGCAACAAACTCAATAATAAAACGAAAACGATTAGAAGCCCAATCATTTTTTATCCAGTCAAATGCATTGATAACAATGTCATTCATTTACAGTTTTGGAATTTCTAATGATGCAGGTTGTAATGATGCTGCCTGAGATTTTAGAGATTTTACTTTCTTAGAAATATCTTCTGACGATACAGTTTGCATAGCGAACTGTTTGAATTGGTCATACGAATCTTTCACTTTGTAGATGCGGCCATCATTGAGAAATAATGTACATCCACCTGCAACCATAGGTGCTATTTCAGATACGGTGTCTAGATTCAAAATTACCTTGCAATTTTTGTCGTTTGATTCGACTTCTACAAATAATGACATTATTCATCTCCTTGATTTTGGTTACGGCTTAGTTTAGCATTTCTTGCTTCTTTTTCTTTCAGTTCAGCGAGTATCATAAGCTTTTTGATATCATTGTGTCTTTCACCATGTGTGCTCATTAACATACGCTTAACACTTTTAGACATTTTATAGTCTTTATTTGGAGTCATGTTTCTCTTTCCCAGGACGAGTTGTGTATTCAGAACGATCACAATCTTTTACACGGACTAGAATTGTTTCGTTCTTGCCAATTGGTCTAACAAAATGACATTCACCTTTGATTGACCAAACCAATTTGTTTTGTATGCCACCATCAAAATTTCCATCAAATGTTTTATCAACAAAATATGGCATATAATGAAATGTCAATACAAAAACAACTAGTGCTATGATAAAAGAAGATTTATGTAAAACAAAAAAGTCTCTTATCTTATAATATAAAGTTTGCATAAACATAAACTCCTACAATAAATGCGGAAATAAATCCTATTGATTTTAATGCTTCTAACTCAAAATACTCTTTCTCTTTCTTTATGAAATCTCTTTGAGCAAGAACCATATCAGGTATACCTTCATCAGTATACTCATTTGTTCTCATCATGGCAACCGTTTTTTGGCTTTCTTTTAATCTTCTTATGGATGAAATGTAATGTATGATTGACATCATTGTTCGACCCTCACATATTCTGGATTTGGTACATAGGGAAATGTTATTGATACTTTTGAATTTGCATCAACAAAAGATGTTCCATTTTGCCTGATGAATATCTTTGCATTTGCATCATAAGGTCCAGTTTCATCTTTAAACACATGATAACATCTAATGTTCTGTAGCAAACCTTTGTGAATTGTTTCTTTCCATTCACTATCTTCGCCAGTTAAAACACCAACAGGCTGCATACTACACAATTTAACAAACATTTGTATACAGTACTGTGCGGCGAATCCTTGGTGTTGTTGGTCTGCGAATGTTTGTACCAATTCCATGACCTTTGCAGTCATTTTCGCATCATCATTATTTTGTGCCGGATACATTCCTAATAATTGCAATTCTCTAATTGCGTGTTCTACTATTGGATTCAATCCCACAACCCCCTATAATATTTGCCAAATAACCTAAGTCCATTATCAACACGTTTTCTGTGTTCTAGAAAACCTTCTTTATCAAAAACATCTTTATGAAATTTATCTTCACTCGAATCATCAACCAATTGTTCAAAAGACCAAATCATTTCATTCATAATCCAATCCCAGCGTTTGAAATGATTACTATCAACATCCCATTCATTCTCTTTTGGTTCAACCGATGTGCTACGCAGTTGTTCTGGCACATCTTCATCATCGGTATTAGGAGCGCCGTGGTTTGTTTCGTTGAGTTGTTTGAGCATTGGCAGAATAATAAGAGCCAATGTGTGATCCATCGACCAAGTATCCCAACGGTCAATTTTCACTTTGATTGTGCGCTTGCGTTTTGATTCAATCCAAAAACAAAGTTTTGTTATCCATGTATCATTACCATCTTTATCTTCAGATAACCATTTACCAAAACTATCAACATATTTTTCATATGCTTCATTATATTCTAAATGGTTTTTCCCTTTGTATTTTGGAATGAAGAACAGAATCTTTTCTGCAATTTGATATGGGCCGACATAATTGTTATAGGGGCCAATTTTTATTTTCATATCACAACTCCATAATTTTTCATAGTGTTTTATTTATTGCATCGTTTGATTGAAATCGATATCATATTTGCCAGAAATAATATCGGTGCCAATTTCAATCATCAATTCGGCAAATTTTTTATTTGTGTTTGCCACATTGTTTAAATGTAATAATCTGGCCAATACAATGCCAGATACAGTCATTGGATGCTGATCATATTTAACACAAAAACTGGACAGAAATTTGTCCAGTTCTGTTGACATCTTCACAAGGTCTTTATCAGGTACCATATTTCACTTTCGTTACTTGTGATTTATCCTTATTGTTCGAAAACATTTTGGATGGCACTTTGATTGGTTTGCCGCCACTATTATTCAGATCATCATCTTGAGTTTGCCACAAAGATTCACATTTATCTTTTGAGAAGTGGCCAATTTCTTGACAATCTTGCATAAATTCTTGTTTGCCTTCTTCGATAGGATATGCTTTTGGTGTTGGCGGTGCATCTGTTTCTTTTGCTTTTGCCTCTGTTTTAGTATTCTCAGGCAAAACTTTTGACCACTCGATTTTTGTGCCATCAGTAGGTGATGCAAACACAACTACACAAAAAATCACGGCGGCGCCTGCTGCAATTTCTTTCCAGTAATTGCCTAGAATGAAGATTGCAACACCTGCAAAGATTAATACTTGCAGAACAGGAATGGTTAGACCTTGTGCGGCCAAATTATCAAAGAAAGACATAATTACCTCGCAGCGCTGGTTACAGGAATACAATTCACATTCACAGGTACAGTAATCATGGCACCATCGATGCGTTTCGCTTTGTACTGAACATCAGGACGCATTTTAACATTCAAGCAATCACGAGCAGCACCAATAACTTGATCACGATTCAGTTCTTTGGTTGTGCTGCAAGCAGATAGAACCACAACAAAAGGAACGATTAACAATTTACTATTCACAATAAAACTCCTTTTTTTAGTTTATGGTACAATTCTACAGGCATTTATGGCATTTGGCAAGAAATATTTGGTGCTTTGTTGCATAAAAACAACACTCATTTTTTCTCCATAATCCATTTAATCACTTCATTGGCTTCTGGAAATCCTTGCTCTTGCTTAAGATATACGGCTTTCTCAATCATCTCCATATGCACACTTTCCAATTTTTTCAAAAAGTTATCAATTTCAGATTTTGTCAATTTTGGAAATTGGTAATAAGGTTGATGCCGCAACATTTCATCTTTTTTATTCACTTCACACCTGCCGATTCTTTAGCAACCGACTGTACCTTAGAAACACCGGCATCTGCAACTTTTGCCAAACCTGTAAAACCTACAGTATTGACAATAATGCCAAAAATTGTTCCTAGAATAAAATATTTCATTCGTACTCTCCACACAAAACAACGTGTTCGATATAAAGATTATCTAAAGTTTCATCATCCATCTTTTGCAATTGATCAGAAGTGAAACCTTTAAAAGATAACATAAAAATTAAATCTTGGCGTTCAATTGTATCCATTAAAAACTCCTTGTTTTATATTACAAGTACCATTATACACAAACCACGGAAAATGGCAATAATTATTTGCAATACTGTTGTTTCTACGCAACAATTAACTTACCAATTCCTTGATACTCCTCGACCGCATTCCGCAGTTTCCTAGACGCTACCTTGGGGTCTTTAGCGTGAATACTCGGTCCATTAAAGACATACTCCAGACGATCCTGGTCGCTTGGGTTGGGGTTCAGGACTTCATTGAGATATAACACCGCATCTCTGGCATTATCAAATTCTTTCATTCCACGATTATTATGAATCGATGGTTTTGCTATGAATTTCATTTTTTAAACTTTCCATTTCTTTTTTTAAGGACCAAACCTCTTTATTTGTTTCTTCAAAGGTTCTCCACAACTTATCAAAACGCATATCATACAATTCTGAAAGACTTGCGGCGATGTTTGAAATATTATCTGGTGTTGAATCACGATAACCTTCTAAAAACATTTCTTGTACATCTTTCAAATCAGTAGTAACTCTCCAACAATCTAGAATTTGTTGTTCTAAATCAAATTGCTTAGTCGCAATTGCATCAAATTTATTACCCATAATTAACTCCAAGTTCGATGATCTTCAGCAATATGCTCACTACCATCATATTCTTCAATGTGCCATTTAACATTATCAGGAACTTCTACAACCACAAGTTCAGATGCCCAGCCATCGGCACGATCACCGAGTTCTTCAACCACAGCAACCAAATCTGCATCTGACCTATCCTCATGAAAATTATATTGTGAAAGATAATGATCGTTTTCGCCAGCATGACCTTTACAATAATATTCATATCGTTCTTGGCCAAAAGAAACTTTATCATTAACAATTTCAAATTCAATACCTTTACGGTGCAGAAGCATCTCAAATGCTTCATTTGATAATCCAAATCCACCAAAGCAGCGATTAATAACAACTTTCATTTTATTCCTTTAAATGGTTAGGGACATATTTGCTGTTGTTTAAGAATGAGCGTTCCTCAACGCAATTCTCCCTATTGCCAATTAAGCAGCTTCTTTCACTTGTTCAGATTGAACAGTTTCTACAACTGGTTGCTCTTTGGCTTTCTTTGTAGATTGTGTTTGAGTTTTTGTTTGAATGAATCGACCATTTTTATCAAATTGATCGAAATTGACGAGCTGGTATGCTTTTACTTTGCGACCATCTTTGATCACTTTGACGATACCGCCATCTTTACGAATGTTATAGATGTTGGTAGACAAACGATAGAGAACTTTCTCTTGATCTGTGCCTACAAACACCGAACGAATTTCATCAGGAGTTACAGGTTTGCCAGAAAGCAGAACTTGTGTAACTTTCTCATGACGATTTACTTTACCTTTACGAATCATAGCCATTTTTTATTTCCTTTTCAAGTTTAACATAATAAAATATAAGTGTACTACAAAATCAAGCATTTGGCAAGCCTTAGATTGGCACATTTGCCGTTTCTGTTGCTGCTGCTTGATTACTTGTATTCGCAGGCGATTCTACGGAACTATCAACCTTCGAATATAAGTCCAGAAATGCCATCTTTGTTTCTTCATCGAAACGATTGACGCATAATGTAATTGCTTTCATACGGTCATTAAAGATTTCGTATGCTTTTGCAATATGCACCAGACGGCGAGTTGAGATCATTTCATCAGTTGCGCCTTCATCATATGAACGGCGTACAACATCAGCCCATTGAATTAGATGATCTACGAATTGAGAATCTTTGATCAATGGTGCAAGAATTTTCTTCTCTGTTTTTGCATCAGGATATTCCTGTTCAACAGTAATAGGAAAACGCTCAAGAAATGCATCATCAAGAATTTGAGACAAATACTTGCCTTCATCTGAACCACGGCCTTTTGTGTTTGCTGTTGCAATTACAGTAAAGCCGTGTTTTGCATGGACCATTTCACCAGATTGTTTGTTGTAGTGTGGTTTGCCTTCCATAATGCCTTGCAAGCACATGAGTTTATTTGAACCACGATCAACTTCATCAATAAGAAGGACGGCGCCACGCTTCATAGCCTGTAAAACAGGACCATCACGATAAACAACATTACCATTCACTAGCGTAGGACCGCCTAAAAGGTCGGACTCATCTGTTTCAATACTGATATTAACACGGATACATTCCCGTTTTAATTCGGCGCACACTTGTTCAACCATTAGTGTTTTGCCGTTACCAGAGAGTCCTGTAACGAATACAGGATAAAATTGTTTCGAATTGATAATGTTTCGTAGGTCTTTGAAGAAACCAAACGGAACATAATCAGGGAATTTCTCAGGCACACAAGAATCAGATTCATCAATAAGTTTAGGTTGCCGAAATGACAAGACTTGTGCCATGTCAACAGTAGCAAGTTCTTCCTCTTGTTCAACAATTTCTTGCTTTACAACTTTTTCACCAGATGCAGGAACTTTGTATTGTCCACGACCAAAACGATATTCAGATTTGGTCACCAACCAATAAGGATACGGTGCACCAGATTCGTTTACAATCCGTGTAATGTCATCACGGCTTACAACTGCCTTTGCACCAAAAATCTTTTCACAAGCAACAACAAATGATTTTGCGTTCTTATTCACTTTCTCTCCTTAGTTAAGCCGCTTTTTTCATAAAATATGAATCTAATTTTGTCCAACCAGATATGGGTGGATTACTACTAAAATCAAATAATGGTTGTATTGGCATATAGTACCATTCACCATCTGTGAAAACATAAAAGAATTCTACACCACAATCATAATAATATTTGTAATAACTCAAATAATCTTCAAATTCTCTTGCATCAACATTTTTTTCTTCACGATCACGGCCATAAAATGTGGTCATGTTTTCAATTCTTTTCGTTTGTTCAACAGACAAACCAATAGTATCAAAAGCGTGTTTTTCGCCAATCTCAATACCAAGTGATGATATGCTGCCAAAAGAAATCAATTCTTTTACTTTTTTAAATGTGTTGTAATTGTTCAAAAGAATTCGACCGTTGTTTTCTGGATATCCATCCCAATGGCAATAAACCGAATAAACTTTACCATTCTTAAAATAACCAATTGCACTACGAGTTGCCATATTTTATCTCCAATTAATCCAACAAAACCATGTATTCTTCTGGAAACTCTTTTCTAAACCAATCTAAACCTTTGCGTACACCTTTGTAATCACCAAACATCTCACAACCTTTAATTGTGTCATAAACTGCTACTGCTTCAGGTGTCAAGGTACATGATTCACCAGAAAATGGATTGGTAACAACTTCTGATTGTGTACCAACAAAAATATCTTTAAATGGCAATTTCATAAAATCTCCGTTCTATCAATTATAAAATAACTTCTCAATCACAATTACCAGTATCAATCATAACACAACCACACCAGAAGGCAAGAAAAACTTTTGGTACCGTTGTACCGAAACAACAGTTATGCACCACACCAAGAAATTGTACCAAAATTACGATCTAATATATTACCACGAGCAAAGTTTCTTGCCGGTCCTGTCCATCCTGCCGCTTTGAGAATATCACCAGCAGCAAACTTTCCTACTGGTTTACGGCAAATAAAAGAATGTACGCTACGCTGATGTCCACCAAAACTGGTGGTAATCACTTTGATATATTTGCTACCAACTTCAAAATGTAGAGTTTTTCTAAATTCTTCTTCCATTCTCATTCTAACATCTGTAGGACTTTGCAAAGTCCATCTAGAATAATCATTTCGAATATGATTCAGATATTCCTCAAGACCTAACATAACATCGCTCGCTGATTTCATATTCATCTCCAATTAAAGTGTAACAGATTCAAAACCGATATCTGCAACAAACTTGGTCACACCATCTTCCCGCACAACCACATCACCGACCGATACACTATGCATTGGCAAAAAGCGAGTAATTGATTCACCGAGTTTTGTTTTAGGACCAAGGTTACCAACTTCAAACACACCTTCAAAATCCTTGGTTTCAATTTCAGCAACTTTTTTATAAAGACTAAAAGCCTTTTGAATTGCTTCAGGAGTAGGATTCATAAATGTGTCCAAAAACATTTCTCTCAAATCACGGTTTTGATATTGATCATCGGACAGGCTGAATTGATAAACTGTAAATTTCATATTTTCTCCAATTGATTTACTATTCTGTAAGTATAAGCCAAGTGGTATAGAAAGGCAACAAAAATCTTCACTTCCGTTGTATAGAAACAACACTCTGTTGTATAGAAACAACGGTATTGGACTTCATAGGACCAACCAGGTCAGTATGCATAAGCCGTGAAGGTCCTTGCATCCTGTCTTAGACAGGTCGTCTGGATAGACACCGGAGACCTTTGACCACGGCGATGAGACCTAGGTCCACGATAGCGGATCTTATAATAGATACCAAAAACAGAGTTAAATTTTCGAAATTCATCAAGATAAGAAATTGGGATATTTGAGTAAAATGCTCGAACATTTGGATTTTTGTTTTGATGCATTTTCATAATTTCACTAATATTTGGATTTTCCATATTTTCGCAAATCATTATTTTTGTACCTTTGCACATTGAAATTTTGTATTTTTTGCTTCTTTTGCACCACTTTGGATTAGAAAGTTATGCCGTGTTTTCATCTCTTGTGAGCATTGCTCTATTGTTTGAAAATTTGCAATTACTTGCCTGCTCATCATTTCACCCGTTGGTGTGAACAACATCATTACCAGTACCCATTCAGACATTGCAAATCTCCGAATATTCAATTACTGGTTCAGCGAATTCAATTTCACCTTCGTACTCTAATTGTGATTTCTCAAACTGAGACATCCAATCATCCGCTTCAAGACCATAACCAATGATGGTTTCTTGAAAAGAGTCCGAATCCTTTTCGATTTCACTTCGCACCATTGCCACCACTTCGTCCAGATCCACATTGGTCGGCACACCTAGGATCTTATAACACGATCCGCCTTTTGCTTTCCAATAGGCATCTGGTCCTGTGCCAATTGAACCATCCTGATTCCAGGCATAATTCTCATAGCATTGGGTTTCAATCAC